TTTATCTTTTGTTATTGTTATCACACTCACTAAAATTATTACTGATTTGAAATGAAACTCTGATTGACAATAATATATAATCTAAGTATCATAGAGGGGCAACGCACTGTAATATACAAGAGGGGTTGACACCCCTCTTTTTTTATGTTATAAGTAGTAGTGTTCACATCAAGTGAACTGTTCACCTCCCACGACCTTTTATTGGAAGTGGTTAACGTACTTACACCGAGGTTCTTATGACCGTTACACGTAGCGATGGAACTCTTGTTCCAGAAATGCCCATTAGAGAAAGTGGTATCATCAATTCATATTGGATGACGTATGATGACTTTGCTGCACTCCCAGAAGTATTCTGTCAACGGAATACAGAAGGTCGTTTGAGTAAAGCACAGAAACACCTTGCCAGTCTGATCCCCGAACACTGTGTTGTCTTCCTTGCCAAACTCACCGAACCAGGTGAAGTTTATGGTAAAAAGTATCCTGCTGGATTCAGATGGAGGATTGATTCTAACACCCGAGCATTGAACTGGGCACGAGCAGGGTCTGATTGTATTCCCAAAGATGTATTTGTAATTGAATATTCTTTTGATGATCCTGATCGCATCCGTCAATCGTATAATACTTTTGATTCTCCTGATAGTGTAGAAAGAAACCAAGAAAAACTTTATGGTATTCTTTCTGGAATGTATCGTTATACTCCACAGTCCTCAAAACTTATTAAAGGACAGATTATTTCTGCTTTGAACAAAGCATCTCACTTCTATTTCCCTGACGTTTGGAATCAAGGTACTGTAAAAGCAGCAGAACTTCCTGGTCAGGTTGGTGCCTTCCTTGAAGAGATCAAAGCACTTGACTGTGTGATGAAGGATGCTTCTTCTTGGGATCAAGCACTTGTTTGTGCTGGTCTTATGGCACTCAAAAAGTATGGCACTCATAATCAAAAACTCTTGGATGGTTTGCAGGACATTAATGACAAGGCAGCGAACACCCGAGGTAAAGACTGGGATGGTATTTCTCACATCGTAGATGAGTGGAAGACCCATAAGATCTTTGTTTCCAAGGAGACTCTTTGGCACAAGGAGAATGGTTTGAATCGTACAGTATCTTACTGCTGTTACTGGATCGATAAGTACATGAAGGATGAGACTGGTAGTAAGTTTGGTAAGGGTTGGGATAAGGTAGCATTCCAATACAAAGACCAGACAGTTACAACTTTGAATCGTCTGCTTGTGATCTAAATAGTTTATATCGTCGCCGCTAAAATACTATTGGCAAAATCCAATGGTATGTGCTATCATCAGAGGGTCTTAGGACCCTCTTTTTTATGCTCAAATATATCCTACCTGCTCTACTGCTGGGAGCACCAGCAATGGCAGAACCCACTAAGGGATACTACACCATGGATGCCATGGGTTGTATGCTCCTGAAAGAATGCACCAAAGATGTAGAACGCATCTACTCATCTGGCGATCTTCGTGCAGCATTTCCTGATTCTGATTGGGATGCAGTTGCTAATGAGTTTGATCAGATCATGGTTGCTTTTGGTCAGATTGGTGTTGATGTTCACCTTGCTGATGAAAAGTATTTCCCTGTTGGTCATCGTGGTGTTTATCATACTGTGAGTAATCACTTTTATCTCAACAGGACATATGTACATCGTCCTCATATTCTGATGAGTGTTGTCCGACATGAAGGATGGCACGCTGCACAAGATTGTATGGCAGGTTCTATCAAGAATTCTATGATTGCTATCATCAGACCAGAGGAAGATGTTCCTATGATCTGGAAAGAGATGGTGAAGCGTACTTATCCACCGTCTGCACAACCATGGGAAGCAGAAGCAACCTGGGCAGGTAAGACTGAGAACATGACACAGGAAGCATTGGAGTCCTGTGCTCGTGGTACGATGTGGACTGACTACGAACCTACACCTCTGACAAGGCAGTGGTTAGAAGAGAATAAATACATTCGTAAAGTAAAGTGATACATGGTTGCTGGCAATCCTTGTTATAGCGGTCCTCCACCGTCTCTACCAGAGCGTACAACGTCTGCTGCTACTCAGTATGTCAAACCAAGGACAGGAGTAGCACAGCCGATTGTACTGCCACAACCTGGTGAGCAAGTGCGTATCACTGTGGGATCATGCTATGGTCCCGAGTCTCCCCTCCCCCAAGTGGGAGGGAACATCGCTTATACTAGACCGAGAAAGGGTGTAGAACCTGAACCCCCTGCTCCCGTCAACCCAATTCAAATCACAGTAGGCAACTGCTACATCCCTGGTGAACCTCCCCGTGCGGTGGTCCCTCAGGAGGCAGGTAGTCCTGCTGTAAGCACTCCTAGACCCAGGCAGGGTACTCTCATCACCCCTCCTGCGGCACAACCTGGTGACCTGGTACGTTCTATTGTAGACAACTGCTACGATGGTCAACCTGTCACCCTGAAACCTGACCCTGGTCCTTACCTTCCGAGACCTAAGAAAGAGATTGAGTTAGAACCTATTCCCCCTAATGGTTCTGATGTCATTAGAGATCTGGTTGGTCAGTGCTATGGTCCCATCGGTCCTTTCTTGGGACCACGTGATCCTGATGATCCTGGTTCTAACTATCCTAGACCTAGGAAAGGATTAGAGGAGGATCCCCCACACACTGATCCTGGTGAAGTCATTAGGGAGATCGTTCAGCGATGCTATCCTGAGATCGTTCCGACCCCGCACCCACCACCTGGTGATCTTGATCCGAGGACTCCTCCTCCACTCTTCCCTGACCCACCACCGTGGGAATGGTTGTGTGAATTGTTCCCATACCTTTCTATTTGTGAACAGAATCCTGGTCCACTTATTCCACCGATGCCCCCCTATGATGGTCCTCGTATTCCTGATGGATTCGATTGTAATGAAGTAGAACTTGCAAAACTAGAAGGCGTGATTAAAAGATATGAGTATCCTAAATTCAAAGACAGATGGATTTATATCAAGGGTCCTAAGAAAGGTAAGATACTTATTTGTGATGATAGAGAAATACCCACAACTGATGATCCAGAGTGGGAGAAGTGCGTCAAGAACTATCTGGACTGTCTGTTCAAACCATATGCAACAGGCACATACAGATCTCCACCAGCGGACTGTGATACATTCTACTTCCGTGGTCAGAACTCAATCACTAAAAAGATCTGTGTTGCTAACTGCTTCCCAGAACGTATTCCTGTCTACGAATACAAGACAGCAGGTGTCCCTAATGTGATGGTCACTCCTGTTGCTGACGCTCTGGGTAATGGTACTGGTTCATTCGTGAAGCATAACTTGCGTGTCCAGACCACGGATGTGGCAGGTAACTACACTGGTGGTAAGGTATTTGTTGAAGCAGGTAACAAGTATTTCAATAGTGCTACGACTCATACGAGGAACGTAAGCGTTGGTGGTGCAACTGTAACCGTTAAGATTCAATCCATTAATGATAATGGTGAGTACGATAGTATATGGTGGGTGGATGGTTTCTCGGGTAATCTTCCTGCAATCGGTACGGAAGTTGAACACACATTCAATGCTGGCAAGAGAGACCTGACCTTTAAGGTTGAGGTCATTGAGGCTGGTGGTAGTACCAGTGACCACAGGTATGGTCTTACATCTCAACCTGATAAAGGTGGGTACACTGTCACCAATCAAGGTGAACCTGCTTTCTATATCCTCAAAGAAAGGGTGAGAGGTACAGTACCTCTCTTCCGTTCCTACTCTGAGACCACACAGGATACGTTCCTGACCATCAACCCTGGTGCTCCTGACTCTAAGGGTCCTGGCGAACGTGCCACCATGGATGCAGCAGGGCAGGTGATCGATACAGTTCTGGGGTATGTGTTCCCCAATAAGGACCTTGCATCTGGAAATCTCGTAGAAGGTGAGAGGATTCAAGAACTGCATCGTTACTACAACGGTGGTAAGGCAGAGATCAGTGCGATCTTCAACAGCAGTGGAAACATTGTTGTGAGTGGTGATGGTAGTGGTCAACTGAAAATTAACGTACAGTGGGATGATAATCCTGGTATTGCTGGTACGTCCTTCGATACGATTGACTTCGGACAAGGACAAACTGTCACTCGAAAAGGAGAAAGGGGAAGCAAAGGTGTTTCTCTGAATGTCACTGCTGGTCAGACCATCAATGTTAATTACACTGGACTCAAAGGTCTTAGTGTGGAGGACAATGGTAAGAAACTCTGTCTCCGAGATAATGATGGTAGTGACTGCAATGCTTCTCTGTTTATTGGTAGCACCAGACCTGGACCCAGCACTGCAACTGATCACAAGTATTCCATTGTGAAAATGCAAGGCAGCATGACGCCGCCTAAGTTTAATAGCAATAGACAGGCATACACTATTCCTAGTGATGCTGATGTTCCTTTCACTATTCATTACAGTGTGAAGAAAGGATCTGCTGGATACGAGAACAGTTGGGGTGTCTGTATTGCTGACAGAGATGGTGGCAATATCCACTGGGCGAGAGTCATCGAAGCAAACACTACGAGGGACATTGAGTACACTCAGTACACTATCTCTGTCGGCACCTTGAAGCAGTATGCAGGTAAGGACATCGTGTTCTTCCTCATTCCTGATGGTAATGGTGGTGTGGGTAGCAATGGTTCTAGCATCTCCTTCTCAAAGACTGGCAATGCATACCAGCACCCTGCTTCTGTCGAAGGTAACTGGGTCTTCTTCGCTAACCAGAAGATGAATCCTGACCAGAGAAACAAGGTAAAGTTCCATGGACCTGGTGAGCAGTGGTGGGAAGATCTTCATGGTTCCGATAGTGATGAAGACTATGATGACTTCAAACTGTACTATCGTGTTGGATCTCCTGGTTCGACTTGGAAGTATGAAGGTATTGAATGCTATGTGTATGACCAAGCAGCACCTGCACCAGAATTGATTGACATCCTTGTCAGAGATCAGTGCGCTGAACCACTCTTTAACAAAGCGTTTGAGACTGGTATGGTCATGCGTTCTAAGTGTGGTCCCAAGACACCACCCAACAAGAACACTGAGAAGTACCAGTCTAATGCTGGTCTCTGCCGTGGTGAGTATGCTCACGAGTTTTACAGAAGACAAACTGTCCGTTGTAGACGCTCTGCTAACCTCAGCCTGAAAGCATTCGGTCTCCTTATTCGTTCTGTTGAGAGTGAGGAGATTAGATTCAGGTTCAAGTTGAAGAAGAACGGAACTACTATCATTAATTACGAAGCACCTATCGGAGCATGGCCACAGATCGGACATAACTTTGGTGACTTCTCTGTTGTTAAGGGTGATAAGTTGCTGTTCGAGATCGATGAGATCAAACGTGGTCCTAGTGCAGGTATGTCTACCGTATCTTGGATCATCTATGACCGAGACGATAGGGTCTTCGAGAAACCATGGCAGTATGACATTGGCACCACACCTATCACAGGCGAGGCAATGGGTAGGACTGAGGTTACTTCTAATACTCCTAGGATCGGTGAGTATCTAGGTTCGGCAGGCATTACTACTGGTGGTAGGATCAAGAAACTTTCTATCCGTCTCTGGGATAAACCTAGAAGACAATGGACTGATAAAGTTTATGTCTGGGATCAGGGTCAGATAGATACCAATGCTAACTCCTCCAACGGTCAAGCAGTAGAGTGGAATAACATCTACTATGATGGTCAAGAGTGGGCAGACAATCAGGGTTACAATGGTAACTTCTATGAGAGGAATGCTAACCGACGTGGACATGTCATGAGTTCCAACATCGATGGTGAAGGAAACTTCAATGGCAATCCAAACGTCAGAGGTGGTCGTGGTATCTTCTACAATGCACTGTTTGAATATGGTAGAGGTCTGATCTGTAAACCAGTTCTTGATAATGAGAATCTCAGGACGTATGTTCACATGTCTAACACCCATGGTTTCATGGCATGGTACACGCAGTTCACAGCGGGTAGTCCTAGTAGTTTCAACTCAGCAATGAACGTTATTGATAACTACTATGCTGCTGGTATTAATCAGAGCAGCACTGGATATCCACAAGGAGTCATGGTGGGTGGTAATGGACAGTACAGTAAGATGTCATTTATGCATGACTATCGACTGGGTGAGTATGGTTCTAAGCAGAACTCGACAGATGTTGGTGGTAGTGGTAAGATACGTGTGGCATTCTGGCCATATACAGTGATGCCATCTCACTTACCTGGGGGTACACAGAGATACTCTAACTCTATCTACTGGGCATGTGGTGTTGAGATCATGGATGTCATCAATGAAGGGTATGCATATGGTGTTGGGCAAGCGTTCGACTTAGTATGGCCACCCATTCAGGATGAGTCTGATGACTATCAGGACCTTGCAGGTTCTCAAACACCTTTCTTCCCTAGGGACATAGGTGCTAACGTCTTACCTGGTCACCCAGATAAATTACCTAATAAGATTAGGGTACAGACTGTCGGTGAGGATCCTGAGGATAGATTCAACAACTCCTATTCTCCTAAGGAATTGTTCTATCAAGAATCGCACAACAGGAGTTCTAACCTCTGGTATCTTTGCCAGAAGACGAAGGACCGTGTTAAATTTAGAATTGAAATTGAGGAAGTTTACTAATGACAGAAGGTTTTGGTTTCACTAACCGTCCTGGTAACGGTGGTAGATCTAAGAACATAGATCGTATGATTGTGGATGGTGTCAAGAAACTGACAGGTCTGCAAAAGATCCTACGCAAGTATCCTGACGATCCCAAGGGTCGTAAGAAGATGCTCAAAGCGTGGAAGAAATACCATTATGGTTGGTTGGGTGAGATGGATCGTCTCGAACAGGATCCAGAACTGTTGGAGGATGTTCCTTTGGCAATCGAAGAACTCAAACAGATCGTGCCTGACATGCCTGAGGAACCTGTTATGGTAGATCAAGAACCTACACCAGAACAAGTTGAACAGATTCGTAATGCTCTAAGAAAAGAATGATCTTTTCCTCACAAGAATCTGCTCGTGTACTTGACAGATGCAGGGGAACCTACTATACTTACTGAACGAACCGACTGGTTCGTGCCATGTATGATTTCACCGACTTCTGGTCGTCGAATTGTGTTGGTTGTTACGTTTTCCTAACCCAACTGTCACAAGGCAAACGATTTTGAACTCTGTGGTATTATACATATACCGTTAAGTCTTAACGGTCTGTAACAAACGGGACTAGTCGAGTCCCTATTCATCTGCGGGTAACCATTCCGCAAGTAACTAACAGGTAAAAAGAAATGATCAAAACTGCTATCGCAACTCTCGCCGCTACTGCTGCTGTTGTGGCCCCGTCTGCTGCTCTTGCAGGTCCCTACGTCAACGTGGAAACCAATGCTGGTTGGACTGGCGCTGACTACACTGGTGCCGCAACTGATTTCCATGTAGGCTACGAAGGTGCTCTGGGTGAATCTGCCTCTTGGTACGTTCAGGGTGGTGCTACCTATCTGACTCCCGATGGTTCTGATAGTGACACCGTTCCTTCTGGTAAGGCAGGCATCGGTCTCGCCGCTACCGAGCAACTGGGTGTCTATGGTGAAGTCTCCTTCGTCGGTTCTGGCGACAGCGACATCGACCGTGGCTACGGTGGTAAACTGGGTGTGAAGTATTCCTTCTGATCCCAAGCGTTGATATAATATATACAGGGGACTTCGGTCCCCTTTTTTAATCTCTATCTGAAATCATTATGGCTAAGAATCCTGGTGGCACAGTAATCTACACTCGTCCTGGGTGTCCCTACTGCACAAAGATCAAAGAGGTTTACAGGATGCGAGGTTGGCAGTATAGTGAACTTGTTCTGGATCAGAACTTCACTCGCGATCAATTCCGACAGGAGTTTGGTCAACGAGCTACCTTCCCTCAGGTTCTGATCAATGGGAACAAGATCGGTGGATGCACCGAGTCGATTGCCTATCTTCGTGAGAACAAGTGCCTCTGATGACCCAACATAATGAACAGGAACTATATGAACTCGTGGACAAGTCCATAGATCTTGCCATGACTGAGCAGAAGTTCCTGTTCAGGTTGTACCCATACCTAAAAACAAACAAGTGGACACGACGACAAACCAATGATTTCATTGAGAGTCAGTGTGCTGCTAACCTAAACTTCATCATCTTGGAGTTGGAAGACTACATCGGGGGAGGTGATAAGCTCTTATGTGAAGCGTATGGTCACCTCCCTAAACCCAAAGCAAGAAAGGTCAGGGACTATCTCTATGGTATCTTGAAAGATGCTTGGGATTATCATGCCGAACGTAAACCAGGTCGTAAACCTGGAACCAAAGTGAGGAAGAAATGAATCTGAATCATCATCAATGGAAACTTATCTACGATGCTGTTCGTGCTAGGCAAGTGAACAGCATTGTAGATGGTAAAGACTACAAAGAATATGATACTATCCTTAATGAGTTGTGGGATGTAGCATACTCGGAGAATTCTTTGGATTCTCCTATAAATACTTAGACCACATAGCATAGGGAGAACAGCTATGGCAGATGCTTCATTTCTTTACATTGCTTTCTTCCTCACCATCGGAAGTTTTGTTCTGGGATTCCTAGCATCCTGGAACTTAAAGCATATCTTTGATGTGTGGGTTGATCGTGCAGACTACGCTAGGATTGCTATGCATCCTGAGATGTATGACGAGAACGGAGAACTGACTGACCAGCCTCTGATCTACTTGCACATCGATGACGAAGATGATATGATGTATGACGAAGACGATTGAGGTCTAATGATCCTTGTTGATATGAATCAGGTTTGCATCAGCAACCTGATGGTTTCTTTGTCAACCAGTCAGACTATCAGCGAAGGACTAGTCCGCCATATGGTACTGAACTCATTGCGATACTATCGCTCTAAGTTTAGTAAGGAGTATGGTGAACTGGTCCTTTGTTATGACAGCAAGCATTACTGGCGACGCAAAGAGTTTCCTTACTATAAAGGTACACGTAAGAAAGATCGAGAGAAGTCTTCTCTGGATTGGAATGAGATCTTTGATGTCTTGAATCGTATTCGCGACGAGATCAAAGAGAATCTTCCTTACAAGGTTATCGAAGTCGATGGTGCTGAGGCAGATGATGTCATCGCATCCCTTGTAAAGGACCAGGCATACCGTAACATCAGGTTGCAGAACAACATGCAACCACCACAGAAAGTCCTCATCATGAGTGGTGACAAAGACTTCCAACAACTTCAACGGTATAAGTTTGTCTCACAATACAATCCTATCCAGAAGAAGTTTGTCCAGTGTCTAGACCCCAAGAAGTATCTCTTGGAGCACATCATTAAGGGTGATAGAGGTGATGGTATCCCTAACTATCTGTCTGATGATGACACCTTCGTTGCTGGCAAACGTCAACGTCCACTGTCCAAAGTAAAACTTGAACGGTGGTTGGACATGTCTCCCGAACAATTCTGCGATGATGTAACCGCACAGAACTACGAACGCAATCGTAAACTCATTGACTTTGAATGTATTCCAGATGAAGTTAACGCTGACATCATAAATACGTTTGAAACTACTGAACCTCCTGGTCGAGGACAGATGTATGTCTACTTTGGTAGGCATGAGTTGACCGAAATGCTAGATCACATCACTGACTTTTGATATGAAACTATTAATCTCCGAAGTCCTACAAAAGGCACACAGCGCAAAGACCAAAGCAGAAAAGATTAAGATCCTGCAAGACCACGTAAGTCAAGCACTTAAATCTATTCTGATCATCAACTACGATGAATCCATTGTGTCTATGCTGCCTGAGGGTTCTCCTCCGTACAATAAGAACGAGGCACCTGTTGGCACTGAGCACACACGATTGGAGCATGAGTCACGTATCCTCCACCACTTCTTCAAGGGTGGATCTAACATCAGTGGCATGAAGCGTGAGCAGATGTTCATCCAACTGCTCGAAGGACTGCATCCTGATGAGGCAGAGGTTGTCATCGCTGCTAAGGACAAGGCTCTTGGTAAGAAGTATAAAGTTACCAAGGCATGTGTTAGTGAGGCATTCCCTCAGATTCAGTGGGGCAATCGTTCTTGAAAATTAACATACTCTTTGAGGACTGTGACCCATCGTTGAGTCAAGACAGGTCCTTGCCTTACACTGCTTACTTGGTTGAATATACCTTGGATGGTATGACCAAGTTTGATATTGCTGTTTCACCTAAAAGAGTGGACATCTTTGATCACTATTGGGATCACTACCGCCATGACTTTGTAAACATGACCCAGACAGAAGGGAGAGTTAATCCTAAACTGTATGGGTCTCAGCAAAAGGACAAGAAAAAGAAATGAAGAACTCCATGTACACATTCAACATCAAGAAACCTGATGATGAAGAACAACCTTGGACGGATCAAGACAGTAAGATGGTGGCGATGACCACGTTAGGTTTCCTTGGTGGATTAATCATCGCACCCTTTCTTGTATGGGCAGCGTGGAATGTTTCAATGCCTGCCATCTTTGGACTGCCCGTGATAGGATACGTTCAATCCTTGGGACTATACCTCGTCGCTAAACTCTTACTGAAATGAAAGCAAAAGTATGTCTGGTCTCTGTCACTCCCGATGCAGAGAAAACTATTGGTTACATTGCTCGCGTGAGCAACCCAGCAAACCAGGACAACCCTAAGGTTGCTGGTCTGTTGAAGTATTGCATCAAGCATGGACACTGGTCTGTGTTTGAGCAGGCATCTATGACCTTACAGATTGAGACTACCAGGGGACTGGCAGCTCAAATCCTGAGGCACCGTTCGTTCTGCTTCCAAGAGTTTTCTCAACGCTATGCAGACTCATCTGAATTGGGTGACATCCAACTGCCTGAACTGCGTCGTCAAGACACCAAGAACAGGCAGAATAGTATCGATGACCTGGATCCTTTTCTGGTTCAGAAGTATGAGATTCTCTTGCAAGATTATTTCAAGCGTGGTATGGAACTCTATCAACAGATGCTTGAAGATGATATTGCAAAGGAGTGTGCTCGCTTCGTGCTTCCCCTCGCCGTAGGAACAAAACTCTATATGACAGGAAATCTCAGGTCATGGATCCATTACATCAATCTGCGTACTGCTAATGGTACACAGAAAGAACACATGGAGATCGCTGAACTCTGTAAGCGTCACTTTATATGTCAGTTCCCGACTGTTGCTGAGGCATTGGGTTGGTGTGACAGCACATGTGATTGCCCTGAGCAAGAGGATCACTGCTATCAATCTGCACTTCTTATACCATGAAACAGTATCCCTATCAGATTACATACACCCTGAACAGTACAGGGAATCGTCATCACTTCAAGAAAGTCATGGCAGCATCTCAGAATGAGGCAAAGAAACTTTTCGAGGCAGACATGCCAACGGCAAGGTATATCTGTGCCATTGCACAACCACAGAATAGGAACTGACAATGCCTACCTACGATTTTAGAAACAAAGAAACAGGTGAAATCATTACTGAGGTAATGTCTATTCACGCTCTCGATAAATACAAGGCAGAGCATCCAGAATTAGAACGGTACTTTGGTAATCAAATCAACGGTACTACCTATGGTAAACCAAAGCAGTCAGATGGATTCAAAGATGTAATGTCTAAGATCCAACAGGCTCACCCTGGTGCTAACCTTTCACGATACACTTGATATGCCAGCAGCAAGAAAGCGTCAGAAGACTCCGAACATGAATGGTATGACAGCCAAACAAATGAGACGGAAAAAGCCGATCAACCTTGACCACCTTAAAACTATCGAACCCCTGACTGATAATCAGGAGAAGGTGTTCAATGCATATGCCGAGGGGAAGAATCTGGTGCTGCACGGTGCCGCTGGTACAGGTAAGACTTTCATCAGTCTCTACCTTGCCATGCAGCAGGTGTTAGATCCTGAGTCTCCTTACGAGAAGATCTACATGGTCCGTTCACTGGTGCCTACCAGAGAGATCGGGTTCCTGCCTGGTGACCATGAGGATAAGAGTAACCTGTACCAGATTCCATACAAGAATATGGTGAAGTACATGTTCACCATGCCTGATGATAATAGTTTCGAGATGCTCTACGATAATCTCAGAGCACAAGAGACTGTCTCCTTCTGGTCAACGTCATTCATCCGTGGCGTTACCCTTGACAAGTGCATTATAATTGTGGATGAGTTCTCTAACTTAAACTTCCACGAACTAGACTCCATCATCACCCGTGTTGGTGAAGACGCCAAGATTATTTTCTCTGGTGACTACACCCAGTCTGACCTCATCAAGAGCAACGAGCGCACTGGTGTGCTAGACTTCATGAAGATCCTTCAAACCATGCCCTCGTTTGAGTGTGTGGAGTTTGGGATTGAAGACATCGTACGTTCTGGTATCGTTCGTGAGTATCTCATCTCCAAAAATAATCTCGGGTTTAATTGATGAAGACATTTAATCATGTTGGTCCTGCTTGTGAGTTACAGGAACTTGAAAGCAAGACATGTGAGAAAGGTCGCTTCTACAAAGCACCAAATGGTAACTGGTATCCCTCGGTGACTACTGTCGTAGGACATCAGTCCATCGAGGGTATCAGGAAGTGGGAGAAGAGAGTTGGTTGGACTGAGGCGGAGAAGATCCGTCGTACATCATCATGGAGAGGTACTAAGTATCATGGCATCGTCGAGAACTACATCAAGGGCAATCTGGAAGCAGTTAAAGAGAGCACGGGTCTACCCGCGATCCTTTTCAGGGCTGCTCGTGCGGTGCTTGATCGTATTGATAATGTTCACGTTCTTGAAGCCCCTCTTTATTCTGATGATCTATGCATTGCTGGCCGTGTTGACTGTATTGCTGAGTTTGATGATGATCTAGCAATCATTGACTTCAAGACAACCAAGGAACTCAAACAGGAGTCTTGGTTGGAGAAGTATTTCGTACAGGAAGCAGCGTATGCTTACATGTACTGGGAACGTACTGGTGTCGAAGTCAAGAAACTTGTGACACTTTCTGTTGCGGAAGACGGACAGACGCAGGTCGTTGAAAAGTATGATAAGATACCTTACATTGATACGCTCTGCCAATGGATTAAAGACTATCGATTCTTTCAGGAGAGTATCAAGTGAAAGAATTAGAAGAAAACTTCATGACACAGAACAAGTTCAGTGCCCTCGTAGAACATACAGTGCAGAACAACAACGGTCTCATCAATTACATCGAAGCAGTCGCATCAGTATGTGAAGAGTATGAGATCGAGTTTGAACTGGTAGGTAAACTCATCAGCAAACCACTCAAAGACAAGATCAAAGCCAATGCCCAACAACTCAACTGCATCAAACGAACCAGTCGTGGGATCCTCCCGCTCTAAACTCTCCCAATCTTTTGGGGGTACAGTAGAGAAAGAGATTCCTCTGGACGTTAAGTGGATCGATGATGCTTTCTATATTAAAGAGACACGCTTTGGTCTCTTCACTTCTATCTTGAAGGACCCACTGGGTCAACACTTCATTACTGGTGCTATTTATGAGGGAGTTCTCTCAGTCTCCCGTTGGCATTTGAAATGTATTCAGGATGGATCACTAGACGATTACACCCGCGTCGTTAACAGTGGGGTAGTAGGAGGAAAACTATGACTGACGAATTCTTTAAGTCAGAAATCGTTCAAGAAGAACTGAACGAATTGCAATCAACATACACTGACCTGCTCAAAATGTCTCAGAGTTTTGAGGGTTTTGATAACGGTCAGAAGATTGAACACATCAACAAGACACTAGAACTCATTGCTAAGCAGAAAGTTTTCTACTCTCGCTTAGAGATGATGGCAAACTATGTTGAAGAGGAAGGGGACGACGAGTCCGAGGTCAAGTCCATGAAGAATAGGATCGACACGATGTCATCCATCTACGCAGGAGGGCAGGGTAACCTGCTAGCGATCTTACAGGTCATGGAAGACAAGTTGATCAGATGGAAAAAAGAACTTCAAGGGGGTTGACACCCCCTTTTTCATGCCGTATATTATTGAGGTGGTCAGGAGTCCTCCTTTCTCCTCGCCTAAATACAGTACCCTGTTTAGCGTACGGGGTACACAGACCAAATACAAAACACATACGGAGAATACAATGTCTTTCGCATCGCTCAAAAAGTCCAGCGGTTCTATTGCTGCACTGACCAAAGAACTGGACAAGATGAATAAAGGTTCGGGCAATGGTCCCGACGATCGCCTCTGGAAACCAGAGGTTGATAAAGCAGGTAACGGTTATGCTGTCATCCGTTTCCTTCCTGCTCCCACTGGTGAAGATCTGCCCTGGGCACAGGTCTGGTCTCACGCCTTCCAAGGTCCTGGTGGTTGGTACATCGAGAACTCCCTGACCACTCTCGGTCAGAAGGATCCTCTTGGTGACCTGAACCGAGTCCTCTGGAACAGTGGTCTTGACTCTGACAAGGAGATCGCACGTAAGCAGAAGCGTAAGCTGTCTTACTACTCCAACATCTATGTTGTCAAGGATCCCCTTCACCCTGAGAATGAAGGTCGTGTCTTCCTCTACAAGTATGGTAAGAAGATCCACGACAAGATTGTTGAGGCAATGAAACCTCAGTTTGAGGATGAGAAACCCATCAATCCTTTCTGCTTCTGGGAAGGTGCTGACTTCAAGTTGAAGATCGTCAAGCAAGACGGTTACTGGAACTACGATCGTTCCGAGTTCGCTGCTGGTAGCACACTGGGTGACTTTGATGATGACAAACTCGAAGAGATCTACAACCAGCAATACTCTCTTGCTGACTTCACCGACCCTAAGAACTTCAAGTCCTACGAGGAACTGGAAGCACGTCTGAACCTTGTTTTTGGCAAGACCTCCCGTGCTGCACGAGTCGATGAAGAAGAGCAGGATCCCATCCGCGTCGATGACTTCAACGCTCCTGATGTGACACCTAGCGAACCGACCTCATCCTTCCGTGCTGGGTTCGGTAAGAGTGTAGAATCATTGAGTGAGGACAGCGATCCTGACCTTGAATACTTTGCCAAACTCGCTAACGACTGATGACAACACCCAACTGGCAACACCATTCTAAAAAAGAAGCAAAGCGCACCCTGAAACCTCAGGCACTGCGCCAAGCAAAGAAGCGTCGTACTGCTCTCAAAGCAAAACTACTCGCCTCTACGGTGGCGTTGGTTGGGTTTGCTTCTCCTGCTCAGGCAATCACCTGGAATGATTTCTGGGAACCGTTTGACCATGACCACAGGATTGAAGTCCACCACTACCACGATCGCCCACAGTACATTCGTCCCAAGACTTGTATCAAAGAGGTGCGTCGAACCAAGTGGGTCCCTGGACGTTGGAGAGGTGATGTCTACATCTATGGTCACTACAAAGAGGTAGTGAGAGACAGACTAGTTCCATGTCGTCGATTAGATTGGTAAAACCAAAAACGACCTTTCGTTTCAAAAATGCCCCGAAAAAAATTCGGGGTATTTTTTTGCCCTCAGGGTTTTTCATAAATACTTGACAGAACCACGAGTAACGCGACTAATGATTCCACTAACAGCAGTAGTTTACTCTAACGGCAGTCAAGAATGCGAAAGGGCAGAAGCTTTGCTAAGGTCCCTAGGTGGTGAATATCTCGAATATCGCCTAAATCAACATTTTACACAAAGAGCATTTGAGCAAGAATTTGGTTCAGAAGCAGAATACCCACAAATTGCACTTGGAGCGCAACATGTGGGTCATTTGAAGGAATTGCTACAATATGGCAAAGATAATGGTCTGTTTTAGTAACCGTTGCTGCTGCCAGAACTGCCACTTGATCCACTGCTGCTAGAACTGCTAGAACTGCTCTGAGCGGTGCTAGAAGAGTCTGTGGTGCCTGCTATCACACCAGACGAGTTCACGAATGTAGAACTCGTTGCTTGATTGTTTGATTGAGTTATAGTAGCGCCAGAATCGAGTGTTGTGGTCGTAATCGTTCTGTTGGTCAATTCTTGCTGTCCAGCAAATCCCAGAGAAGGTGCCAGACCGTACTCTGTGGTGTAAATGAGTTTCTTATCGATGAAGATCTCTTCCACAGCATTTGGTGTCATCTTAATATCCTCTCCATCGCCCAATTCTGCATTTGGAGCATATTGAAGAAGTTCTTCAAATTCATCAACGAAGTCATCAATGTACTCTTGACGCAGAACCCAAATATTTGACTTTTCGTCATTTATGGCTCTTTCGTGATCGTAGTTGGAAACAGGATATACGCTAGGAACGACAGTGATGTTATCTGTGGTGGTATATTGGAAAGTAGAGTTTACAACCTTTCCTTCTTTCATCAAGATATTACCATTATTGTCTTTGACCTCATATGTCTCATGATGATGAACACCATTCACATCCTTGTATCGAGTCGCCACATATGTGTAAAGTTCCTTCTCACTCATCGGCCAATCATTGTAGATATTGATGATATTGTTACAGAGAAGGACTATCCAGTCTAATTCAGGATCATCGTACAATTCAGTAGCAACCTGATCAGGTCTTTCGTTGTTTCCGACAGTATACTGTTCAAAACCAAGAATATCGTCTTGGATCTGATCTCTGATCTTCACTCTACGGAAGATATTCTTTGCAGCAACGAACGGTTCAACGTTATTCTTTCTAAACGAAGAAACACGTACTTTGACGTTAGGTAGGTATCCGAAGTAATGCGTCATGGTGATTTCTTGCCGCCGTTGTACATATTACGAGTGATGAATGCAGTCTCATCAAAACTGAGTTGCAGGTTGTAACTGGCAGGACCGTAATCAACACCATCCATGTTTGCAGTACGAAGAGATGTATGCTGACCTGATGGTGTCAGGTTAACTTGCATGTTAGTGAGGACCATGTTCACTGGGAATGTCAGAAGAACAGACATTCTCTCAGGGGCAGAGAGTTTATCATTTAATTTTGCTTGGGTTGCTGACTTACCAGGCGTGTATCTCACCAGTTCGCATCGGAAGAATCTAGGAACGGTCAACCAGCGAGCATCACCACTGATGTTAGGCAGCATGGCGTCTCTCAGTGCTGTAATGATGTTCTCAATCGCTTGTGCTTCCTCAGCATTGCGTGGTGCCATCGCAAAGTTAAAGTTGTGAGAACGATAGTTCACACCTTTGAAGACTGTCTCTTCATATGGGTTGAACACCTTACCCTTCGCCAAAGCAGCGAGTTGGTTCTTGTTCATGTTGCCATTAACACCAAACAGGCCAGCAGCGCCATTGAAGATACCAGAGACTGCACTGAAAGCAACCTCAGGTTTGGCGTTCTTAGCACCTTGCTGGATGTTCTGGGCGATGTTGTCGATATTGCCTGATCTCATTGCTTCCACAGCAATGTCACCGAAAGGACCCAATGCAACCTTATCGTATGATGTACTATAAGTCTCGTTCAGGTCATGTGGAAGGTACAGATAGATGGTTTTAAGGATAGCGTCTTTGTTACCAGTAGAACCAGGGTTCTTGCCTTTTCCTGAATAGGTATATTGATTAGTCTTCTCAGAATCATAGATCATCAGTTTTAGATAATCCATTTGCTCCGTACCAAAGGTACGGTCACGCGAAATCGATCCATCATTGTTACCTCGTGGACCACGAGGCATCTGCAATGGATAAATAAGTCTACCACCACTCCTCGCCCCCTTTGACTGAGACTTGTTTTGATTCTTAGACTTTTTACCTTGCTTCGCCATGAGTTATTCAGGAAAATTTAGACCATCAAACACTCATAAGTATAAGGGAGATCCCACAAATATTATTTATAGAAGTTTGTGGGAGAGAAAATTTATGGTATGGTGTGATAAGAACGAAAACGTCTTGGAGTGGGGCAGTGAAGAAATTGTTATCCCCTACGTCAGCCCTGTTGATAATAGGGTTCATCGCTATTTTCCAGACTTCTATGTCAGAGCAAGGACCAGGACTGGAAGGACTCAGAGGTTCATTATCGAGGTTAAACCATCGAAGCAGACCATTCCCCCCAAGAAGCAAAAACGAGTTACTAAAAGATTTTTGAATGAGGTGAAAACCTACGCTGTCAATGATGCGAAGTGGAAGGCAGCGAGAGAATACTGTGCTGATCGTAAGATGGAATTCATGATACTTACAGAACACGAGTTAAAGGTATGAGCATCTTCAACGACGTTAAAGAACTAGCAGGAGGGAGCAAGCAGTCTAAGGACTGGTATAGGTCTCAGGTATTCTATGGGTTGGAAGACTCAAAAGGGTTCAAGGTAGGTGACGTTATATTCTTTGCATACTCTGCGGCAACCAAAGATCTGCCATTCTATGACAAGTACCCGATGGTACTGATCACAGATATTGACATGGCAAACCAGCAGTTCTCTGGTGGAAACATACATTATCTTAGACCTAGCACCAGAATATCTGTTGCTAAATCTTGGGGCGGGGGATCCGTATCATATCCTCGTCGCTGCCACCATAAATACTTTATGTCAAATGCAAGTAATATCAAGACGGTCTCATCTGCTGACCTCAAAGATATGAAGTATCCGCTCCCTTTGGAGCAATTTACTATGAATGTTGTGGGTCGATATCTTGACGTTCCTAGTTCCATCATTTGGAGTAGACAATAGTGGGAAGTCCCAATAGATTTAATACATTCAGAGATCTGGTTGCTACTAATGCCCTGGCACCAGCAACCACTAACCTGTTTCAAATTATGATTCCTGCACCTCCCATATTCGGTAACGGTGGTAATGGTGCAGTGTCTGGTGGTCGTATTAAAAGAGTCTATGAGACTATCAACTACTATGCTTCTTCTGTTACTACACCAAGTAGAGCATTGACGACAAGCGAAATCAATAACTATGGTATGATGCGTCGCTTCGCCACAGGTCAGACTAACTCGGAGATTACTATCTCGTTCTTGGTCACAAAGGACCAGATGCATAGAGACTTCTTTGAAGCATGGTTACACTCTGCTGCTTCTGACTCTGATAATAGCGTAGCATTCTATGATGATTATGTTGTTGATTTGCAGATCGTCAAATGGGAGCATGGTGCTAACTTTAAGTTGAAGCAGAATAGAGATAATAGCAAAAAAGGACTGCATCCGATGCAAGCAACTGGTGTGTGGAAACTGTTTGGTGCATTCCCCACTAACATCAGCACTCAAACGTTTGATAACGAACAGACTGGACTTCTGCAAATGGATATTCAGTTCTACTTCGAGCGTTACAGATTCGACCAAGTATCTCCTAAGACCCTGAAAACGAAGGGTGGTAGAGCAGAAACATTCACGTTTAGTGAAGTTAGAACCAGAGTAGAAGGTTCTGGTAACCCCGATGTACAGAGATTCAGCATCGGATAACTCGTCTAAATAATTACATCGTCATTTTCTGATTATGCCTTTACCTAAACTTGTAGTGCCTGATTACGAGTGTAAACTCCCTGTCAGTGGTACTAAGGTCACATACCGACCGTTTCTTGTAAAAGAAGAAAAACTCCTCTATCTCGCGATGGAGTCCCAGAACGAGAAGGAGATGATTCGCGCAGTGAAGCAAATCCTTAAAGCATGTACCAACATTCCTAATGTTGAGAAACTTGCCACGTTTGAGATCGAGTATCTTTTCTTGAAGATCAGATCCAAAGCAGTTGGTGAAGTTAGTGAATTCAAAGTAACATGTCAAGATGATGGAGAGACTCAGGTTGATGTTCAACTGAATCTCGATGAGATTGAAGTTAATGTTCCTAAGGATCACAAGAAGATCGTCAAACTCACTGATACTGTCAAGGTACAGATGAGGTATCCTTCACTCGATGCATTCATCGACACCAACATGAAGGAAGATCCTGACATTGAAGATGTCTTTGAACTTGCTGCCGACTGCATTGAAAAAGTATACGATGGAGATGAAACCTATGAGGCTTTCACTAAGAAAGAAGCAAAGGATTTCCTCGGTGAGATGAATAGTGAACAGTTCCAATCTATTCAAAAGTTCTTCGACACAATGCCTAAACTCAGGCATGAGTTCGTGGTAACGAATCCTAAAACCAAGGTGGATAACACCATCATCCTGGAAGGACTCGCGGCTTTTTTCGCGTAGCGTTAATGCATGATAGTCTCATGAACTTGTTCAAGACTAACTTTGCATTAATGCAACACCACAAATACTCACTAACTGAGTTAGAAGACATGATCCCTTGGGAAAGGGATGTTTACGTGAATCTACTTATAGCATATCTACAAGAAGAAGAGCGCGAACGTGCCAAGCAAAAACAAGGTGGATCATTCCTATAATGGCAGCAACGATCAGAAAATTTGTAACCATTAAACCCCAGTTTGGGTCAGACGAGTTAGGCAAACAGTTTAAGTCACAAACGTTTGCCTTCAATCGTCTTGGTGTGGTTCTGACTGACATTGGTCTGCTAACAAAAGAATTCAAAGAAGTAGTAACAACATACTCTGATTCTGTACTCGCTTTCCAAGAAAGAGAGAAGGAAGTTACAGAGAAAGAGCACAAGCATAAGATAGAGATAATTGAAGCCCAGGAAGACATACTGGGCAAGAAGAAAGGATTGCAGCAGGATAAACTTGCAGAAGAGAAGCAAGAAGGACTGAGTGAGAAGAAAGAAGAGAAGATAGGTGAGGAGGAAGCAAAGAAGGAAAAGAAATCTAAGTTTGGATGGTTGAAGAACCTGTTCAGTCCCATGAAGATGCTCATGGGTGGACTGATCAAGTTGGTTGCTCCATTCCTTGCTCTGGGTGTACTAGACTGGTTATCCAAACCAGAAAACTTAGAGAAGATCAAGACACTCTTGAAGTTCTTCAAGGGTATATGGGATCTTGCTCGATGGTTTACCAAGTGGGGGATGACTCAGGTTCTTGATGGGATCACGAAAGTATTTGGTAATGATCCTAACAAGAGTGCCGTTGAGAATGGTCTTGATAAGGTATTTGGTGTTCTGCAAATCGTTGCAGGATTAGCAAGTATCTTTGTAGGATCTCGTATCCTAATGCCTTGGAAGTTGATTGGCGACTTCAAGGCGATGCGTAAGATCGGTGAGACATTCCGAAAGTCGCAACAACCTAGAAGTGGTGGCGGTGGTAGTCGAGGAGGATCGGGAGATAGTTCTGGTAGAAGACTAACTGCACGAGAGAGATATAGAAGAAGATTTGGTGATGGACGTGCCAGAAGAAGATTCGGTCGTGGTGGTCGTCGTGGTTTAGGTGCAGTTGCTGGTGCTTTGTGTCCTAATCCTCTGGATCTGTTACCTGCTGGTGCAGATGATGCTACAAAGAAAGCAGTTGCTCAGAACGCTGACGAGGTAGCGAAGAAAACTGGTGTTGAGATTGCAGAAAAGAGCAGTAAAGGCGTCATGGGCGCTTTGGGTGATCTATTTGGCAAAGGTCAGAGACTCGCAGGTCGAGCAGTTGATGCTACTGTAACTGGTGCAAAGGCAGTTGGTTCATTCACCACTGGTGCGTTAAAAAATATAAACAACTGGTTTGCTGAGGGTGGCAAGAGACTGATCGGTGGTGTCAAGAGTATGGGTCAGGGTCTTTGGGACTTTGGTGCCAAGGCAGGTAAAGCGATCGGTGATATTGCAGAACTGGCAAAGAATCCTGCTGCGCTTCGCGACAAAGCGATGGCGAAGGTCAAGGATTTCGTTGGTCCTATTCTAGAAAAGAATCCTATTGGTAAGCAGGTCAAGGATCTTGCCAACGCCCCACCGAAGGGTCTTTTTGGTGGCATCAAGATGGATAAGGTGAAGGATTCCATCGGTGGTGCTATTAAGTCAGGATTCCAGAATCCTGGATTCAAGAACATGCGTGAGTTCTTGAAAGCAGCAAAAGCAAATGCCAAGATCGGTGGTGTTGATAAGATCGTTGCCACTGTCCTAGCACTCATGGACTATGGTATGTTCGGTGAGTCACCTATCAATGCTCTACTCAAAGCAACTGGTGGTCTACTAGGTTACTCTGCTGGTTTTGCTATTGGTGCTCCGTTTGGTGGTGTGCCTGGTTTCATCACTGGTATGGCAGGTGGTTTTGCTGGTGAGTGGGCAGCAGAACAGTTACTGAAACTCCTTTATAAGATACCCTGGTTGGCAGAGACTGATGACCCGATCGCTAAGATGATCGGTGGTGACTTTGCACAGAGAAAACTGATCCGTGATCCTGACGGTGGATTCCCTGGTGAAGATGCACTGTTGTCAGCAGCAGAGTCTGGTGATACTGGTGAACCCATGACTCTCCCTGAGATGGCAGTGGGTGGTGCTGTAAGAGCACACAATAAGATGGCGAAGAAGATGGTCGATCCCATGGTGATGAGCACCAAGAAGTCGGCAAAAGATCCTGCAAGAGATTGGGGTAAGTTTGCTTCTGGTGGTTCTGTCAATGGTAGATTGCCTGAGGATCAACTAGCATCGATTGGTAGTGGACATAAACTCGCCAAAGATGTTGCGCCTAAGTTCAAGGCGATGATGGCAAAGGCATCAAAAGATGGATTTAAGATGGGTTCTGCATTCAGAATCAACTCATCTTATCGTACATATGAGAAGCAGGCACAACTTTATAGAGAAAAAGGACCTGGCACTGCTGCTGCCCCTGGTACATCTAACCATGGTCTAGGTAAGGCAGTTGACCTCTGGTTCACCAATGGTGCATACAAGTGGTTGAGGATGAATGCTGGAACATATGGATTCAAGCAGATTCCTGGATATGAGACAGACAATCCTGATGGGCATGAGGCATGGCACTGGGAGAATCTGACTGGTGGTGGTAGCACTGATGGATCTGGCAACTATACTGCACCTACAACAGGATCTACGACACAGACTGGTAGCGATTCCAGCAGTTCTAATACTGGTGGTACGGATACTGCTAACCAGACTGCTGAACCCACAATAGATGCCAAGACCGAGTATCTGTCAGCACAGAAGATGGCAGAGATCTTTTCTCAGAAACTAGGTATCCTTGGAAACTATGCTAAGGATGCTGAGGAGATGGGTGGTGGAACACCTAGTGAGGGTGTGTTTGATCCCACTCCACCACAAGCACCTCCGTCTGTTGCTCCTCCTGCCCCACAACCTCTTTCTGATCTCAAACCAGTCAAAACTAATGAGACAGAGGCACTAAATACTAAGATAGACAAACTGAGTACATTATCTGTCGATAAGACACGTCGTGAGAAGGAACCTAAGACTAATCAACTAATGGTCGCGGTCCAACCTGTCGTTCAGACACAAGTCATTGGTGGCGGTAAGAAACAATCCGCTGGCGGTCCATCTGCATCTCCCCTCCTTAACGGTTAATGGCAAAGATAAGATTTTACAAATATGTAACTCCCCCATCCACAGGTGGTAAGGGTATCACTGTCATTATTGATGGTAAGAAAGTTACGCAACCCACAGATGGTGCTGTAAAGAATATCAAAGCGATCAATAGTCTGGGTGCTACCACCAACTCGATCGGTGTGGTCATGGAGGATATGACTACATCCATGAAGGGTTTCATGAGCACTTACATGAGGACACAGGAACAGATCCTGAATCTTCGTGAGGATCATATTGATGATGAGAAGAAGAGACTGAAAGATGCATCAAGAGCGGAGAAGAGAGCAGAAGGGTTAGAGCAGGATAAGAAAGCAGAGGACTTACAAGAAGGAAAGAGAGATAAGAAATCTACATTTGGTAAGAAGTCGAAGAAGGTTGCTGCTGGTGCCTTTGGATTCTTCAAGGGATTGGCATCTCTATTCACGAATCTGTTTAGAACTTTGGTTATGTATGAGATTCTTGATTGGTTCTCTAAACCAGAGAACTTAAAGAAGATCAAGAAGATGCTTGAAGCAATCAAGGCGATTGGTACTTGGTTGAAGGATACCTATGGATTCCTGATCAACATGGGTCTGGATGGTATCGTAGCATTCATGGAGAATCCTTTCAGTTTTCAAGGTGTCTTCGGTATCCTCAAATTTATAACAGCACTGGGTCTTATCTTTGCACCTGTTGCTGTTGCTAAACTAGGACTTGGACTTCTGTTCAAGTTGATGGGTAGTCTTGGATCCAAAGGATTAGCGAATGCTGTCTTTGGATTCATGGGTAAATTGGGGATGGCAGTCTTCAATGTGATGAAAGGTGTCGTCAGTTTCCTTGTGGGAACTGGATGGGGATGGGCACTGATGGGTATTGCTGGCATCGGAGCACTAGGTATTGCTCTGGGCAACAAGGCAAACACCCCAGGCGTAGAGAAAGGTAAGACAGAACTAGATGAAACCTCAGAGAATGGTGGCATGGTTGGCGCTCCTATGAGCGGTGACATGTTCTCCGATGAGGGTCTGGACGAGAAGGCAGACGGTGGTAAGGTCAAGAAGAAAGCAGCAGGCGGTGGATGGATCAATGGTCCGATGTCAGGTTACCCTGTGTCCCTGGATGGTGGTGCAACTACATCCTTCATCGGTCATGGCACTGAATGGGTTGGTAGACGTTCTGCTGGTGGTGACGCATTCGTAATCCCGTTCAACACACCTGCAACTTCTGGTGGTCGAAATGGTCTGACCAGTCTGAGAATGCAGCAGGCAAAGGCAGGTGGATATACTCTCCCCTCTTTTGCTAAGGGTGGTACACTATCTAACACCAAGAACCCACGTCGTGATGGTTCTCAGGAAGAGAATCGTCTGGCAGGGATGGAATCTCTTAGAAAACTAGCACAGGGTGGTAAGATCTTCCTCCACTGGACTGCTGGTGGTGGTAACTTCAAACAGTCAGGTAAGTATCACTCTATTGTTCAGGGTGATGGTAGTATCTATCGTGCTCACCCATATGATCAGAGATCTGGTGTTGCACACACATATTTGAGAAATGGTGAAGGTATTGGCATGGCACTTGCTGCCATGGCAGGATCTGCTGGTAATTATGTATGGCCTAGTGGTAAACAGATCTCGGCAATGTCAGGAGAGATCGCTGACATCGCTAAGAAGCGTGGTTGGAAAGAAAGTGATATTAACGTCAAGAACATTATGACCCATGCTGAGGCAGCATCTGGTAAGGATGGTAAACTGCCTGGCAATGACAACTATGGTCCTACTGCATGGGGTGGTGATGGCGCACGCTGGGACTTGTGGCACCTAACTAAGGATGGTGAGAAAGGTTCTGGTGGTCATATCATTCGTAACCAAGTAAGAAAGATGCTTGGTATGAAACAGATTCCTGTTCCTCCCGATGCAGGATCTCCTAACCCCGCCAAAGCAGCAGCAAGTAAAGGTAGCACCAAGAACAATGCCACCAATACTAACAACCAGTCAGGTAGTAGTGAGGGTAGCACTACTAATACTTTTGACTCTACTAGTTCATATCTGTCTGCCGAGAAGATGGCAGCATTCTTTACTGGTAGTGCTGGACTCATTGGAGATTATGCTGCTGATGCCAAAGAGATGGCAACAGGTGGTAACCTCAACTTGGGCATTTCTGGTCCATTCTGCCCCTGGTGCAAGTCTGGTAAGAAATATGCATCTGGTGGTAACTTGAATGTCTCCAATGTAAAAACAACATATTACGATCCATCATTAGGTGGTATTAATGCCAGTGGATATAAAACTGCCGAAGGACTTCCTGC